GTGAAGATGACTGTGCGCGTAACGTAGCACGCAGCATGCCACACCGTGAAAACCAAGCTTTTACATAAGCCTGAATGGTTAACGAGCTGTTGCAGCGGCGACCGGGTGTAAAATTTGCCGACATGGCTGTGACTGGCCATAAATACGGGTGGCGGGATCAGCGGGACATTTTGGGCCTCTGCGGGACAAACCCTCGGGAAATCGGGCGTTTTGAGGCCCTATGAGGCCACTGGAGGCCCGCCAGCCCACAAACGCCATTCTGGCCAAAAATAGGTCCCTCACCTACCCCTGGACGCCCGGAAACCCGCAGAAATGCGTGGGCTGGTCCTCAGAGAGTCCGGATGACAGGGGGTGCTCGTCCGAATGCGGTAACCCATTGTTAATAAAGCGTTACCGACTGACATAGCGCGATAATCATTCGGACGCATTCGGACGCAATATCGCTCTGAAACCGCCCCGTGCATCCCATCCCGGAGCGCCCATCGTGGCCTTGCCGGAGCGCACCTGGATAGCCTGCTGATCGGACCGCCGCGAGGCCCATATCCCGCATCGCCAGAGCCGCCGTAACCACCCTTCAGGGGCAGGTCAAAGCGGCCATGTGGAGGCTGAAAATGCCTGCGGCGAAGGTTATAGGAATTTGTGAAGTGTGGTTCCACAGGCCCTAGTCCAGTTCCACACCGGTCGGTGCCGTTGCAGGGGCGTTGCCGCGGCCTTGCATGGACGTGGCAAGGCGGTTGAACAGGGCCTGCACCTCAATCTTGAACTGAGGCAGTGTCATCCCTTCTGCGACAGCTCGATCGACGATGGTGTTGACGCCGTTCCGCAGTTCTAAAGGTGCTGCCAGGGCTTTCGACAACGCGTCATGCCAAGGATCTGGGTCGTTCATTGCCTATACTCTTTTGCTGGTGTATGCAGGTGGCTCAGTGCGTGCGACACGGTGCATCTCCCTGCCGTAGCACTGGCGAAAGCCAGGAGCGCCATGTGAGGGAAACGGGAGTCCTCACCACGCACTGAACCACTCCACGATAGCGGCGAAACGGCGGACAAGGGCGGCGACCTCGTTTGCGCCAACCCGATGCATGCTGAGCACATAGAGCTCGTCGCCTTGTTCGGTCGCCTTGACTGTGGCTCGCCACCACTGGCCGTCCGATTCCCACAGCAGCCGAACCTTCCTGTCATCCTCGCGGAGCGCATGGGCAGGGTTCGAGATGATCTCTGGCAGCAGACGATAATCGGCGATCGTCAACTCGGCATGGCGGCGCTTCTGCTTTTCCAGGGTCTGCAGCGAGAAGCGCACGGTGCGCGCGGTCGCGCCGATGGCAGCTGCCTGGTCAGCCGTGAGCGCGGCGATCGGGAAAGGCTGATCGGGTAAGGCGGCAAACTGATCAAACGCCGGATCGGCGACGATCTCCCGGATGGTCTGCTGAGCAGCTTTCGCCAGGCCTGCCTGAGCCGCATCCTCGACCGATTCGAGCGCCTTGTCGGCGATCGCGCGCAGATGCGCGGTGCCGGGATTGTAGCTGAAGCCAGGATCTATGCCCTTGGGCACCATGATCGGGTCGGTCCTGCCGGCAGGATAGAAGCGCTCCCGCGCCGATGGCGGCAGATCTGTCGTGACCTTCCACCCGCGCCGTTTGAGCATCCCTTCCGAAACCTGTTCGGGCAGGCAATTGCAGCCCCACCCGTTGGGCGGGAAATGCTCCTGCCACCATGGGTGGTCGACCGGCAGGATGATGCCGTGCCAGCTCAGGTGATCAGGGCGTGGGTGCTTGCGCGGATGGTCCGACCGGTAGCGCAGATAGGGGAACAGCTCTTTCTGCGCCTGGAAGCGTCGCCAGCGGCCCGCTGCGATGCTCATTCGGATATTGGTCCGGTAGATGGTCCGCAGGCGGCGATCGTTGACGATGATCGGCTGGTCGGTGCCAGTAAGCGCCGGGTCAGAGACCTCACCCCACCAGCCAGCGCGCTTGAGCTCCGGCAGAATGTTCGCCTTCCAGGTCTCAAAGGTGCCGCCATCGCGAATGACCTTGTCGAGCGATTTCTGCACCGCTGCCAGCAGATCGAGCTTGGCGATCTTTGCCACGGTAAAGGCACGGGAGTGCTCCTCGTGCATCATCTCCGACCATCGCACGGTCGGGCGCAGCTCCTGCCGCTCCTGCCAGACCCGGACCGTGTTTTCCGGGCTGAGATACATGGTTGGGCGCAGTTCAGGCATGCGTTCGCGTTTCCTTCCAGCGCTGCCAAGCTGCAGCATGTTCGGGACACAGGTCCTTCTCAGGTGCCGGGCTGGTGGTGCAGCGCGAGCAGATCGGCGCGTCGCAGGTACCGCTCTTGCGGCGGGGCACCTTCCAATCACACTCTAGATCCGCGCGACCGCCGCACTGGACGCATTTCGGTCGACGCCGGGTGCCGCAGATAATCGCGCCGGTGCCATCGGGCAGACGGACATGCTCGCAGGTCATGATGCGGCCTCGACCTTCTCGACCTCGTTGCCCCAAGCTTCCCAGCCAGGGCGCTTCGTTCTGGCGAACAGCTCGATGCGCGGGCGATCGCCGAAGAGACGGACGATGTCGTCGGCGATGCGATCGGGCTTGCGGCTATGCTCGCGGCGCGGCTCGACGACCAGCTGGCGGACACCGGCATCCAGGCGCGGCATCGTGCCCGTCACGCCGAGAAGGCAGATCTCCGGGTTGGCGCGGGTGTAATAGCCGGTGCCCATGGCATAGCCTTCGCCAGACGGGTTGAGCTTCGCCCAGGTGAACCCGACGGTGGCATATCGGAAGCCCCAGCGGCGCAGGGTTTCGAAGGCCTTGTCGAGCAGCGGGTCGATCGCCCACAGAAAGCAGGCGCAGTTGCCGCTCGCCAGCTCGCCGACGGGCAGCGCCGCGATCTCCCCCCAGGGCATCGTGTCGTAATGCTGGTTGGGATTGCGACCCTCGCCCTTCTCAGACCAGTTATTGAAGCCCCAGGGAGGATCGGCATAGATGATGTCGAAGCCGAACATCGGGAGATTGGCGAAGGGGCTGTCACTCATCGCTGAGAAAACTCGGCTCGAAATCAGCCTCTTCGACGTCCTCGCACTCGGGCGCTGGTAGCATTTCCTGCGGCAACGCGGCGCGGATCGAAGCGGGAAGCTGCCAGTTTTCCTTGGGCTGGCGCAATGCCGCCACTTCCGCTGTGCAAGGCGTAAACTGGTAGATCGAGCTTCCGCCGATCAGAACGGCAGGGAGCAGCTGACCTTGGAACAGCGGTTCGATCGACATGAGCTTGGTGCCAAAGCGCTCAACCTCTTCGACACGACCGACGATCGTCCGGTGGCCAAGGATTTCGACAATCGCATAGTCGCCGGCAGGTAATTGATCAGTCACGACACATCTCCCATCCGAGCCGCTCACGTGCGGCGGCGCACCAGTTTCTCAGGGCGACGGAGGCGCAATCCGGGTAAGCTGGGTTACAGTGAGCGGAGATGCCAGCAAGCCGGATGCTGAAGCCGTCCTCGCGGTGCCTAGTCCAGCCATCCTCCAGCTGCATCTGCACCGAATAGATCACGCTGATCGCGGGCAACTGGCGCAGCAGGCCTTCGACCATGCCGAGCGCATAGGCTAGCTGAGGGAGCGTTGCGCGGGTCATTTCCGCGCCTTGGCTCTTGCCCGTGCGCGGCGCTTTGCCCTCTTACCGAGCGGCTCGGGTACCGTGATGTGGACGATGTCTCGCCTCGCTCGAACGACGCTCCGCCGCGATCGTTTCTCGTCGCTTGCATCCCGAACCACCGGAGCGGCGATCGGCCCAAGGGTCGCACTGGCCAATAGCGTCAATGCAGCTAGGATAGTGGGGTTTGATCTCACGCTCCACCCTCCCGGTTCTCTTCCGCCAGGCGCATCGCGAATGCAGCGCGCTCGATGCTCTCGCGTAGCGGCGCATCGTTCATGAGCGCGGTTGCCTCGGTATCGAGCAGCTTGAGCAGCTCGGTGGACGTGGCGGCGGCAGCGATGCGGTCGAAGATCGTGCCTGTCATTGCTGCCGTGACGCGATCGTCCTCGGCGGCGATCAGCTCGTCGATCAGGGTGTTTTCAGGCGACTGCTCGACATAGTCGGGATCGCCTTCGGCCAGGCTCACGCTGCGGATGGTGTCCTGCCAGTCGTCGACGATCGGTTCGAAGATCTCGGGACCGAACAGCAGCTCGCCGGTGAACGGCTCGACCTTTGCCAGGTCGACGTCGCCCGGATCGTAGGTGAAAGTGACGTGCGGCAGATAGCTGGGGAAATCCCAGCTCGCGCCAGCCTCGCGCATAGTGCGGTGCCGGTTGGCGATGTAGCCGTCCCAGAAATGCAGGACGACAGCGCCCTTGTCGCCGAGCCGATCGACGACGCGCGGGCCGCCCGGCATGACGCGCAGCGGCTCGCGGTAGAAGCCGAAATCGTCGCCCATGCCGAACCAGTTCACTGGCCTCTTCGAATAGGCCACGGTGACATGCATGTCGGCGGGATCCACCACCGTCTTGAAGCCCTGCTTTCGCGCCCAGGCCACCAGCTTGTCGCCGTTGACCAGCTTGCGATGAACGTAGAGCGGGCGCGGATCATCGGCGGCGAATTCCGTGACGGGCTGGAGCGGCTCGCGGCGGTTGTCCGTGAGCAGCAACTGCGGTGCAGAGGCAGGATCCGGATCGGCCGGATTTGCGGTCGGCGGCTTCGCCTGCTGGACGCGGACATAGCCATCGCCATAGGTGTCCTGGAAGCTCTCTTCGTCGCGCTCCCAGCCCAGACCCTTGAGGATCGTATCGGTCTCAGCCTCGAGCTTGGTGTTGGTTTCAGCATCGACATCGCGCATCACGCGCGGCGAAGCGACATCGGGACCATAGTTGAACTCGGTCCACCAGCGCGCCGGGCCAGCGTTGAAGCTGTCGGACAGCAGATCCGCGTCCGACTTCACGACTTCCAGCTTCACGTCCGCATGCACCTCGGCCTGGCTGCGCGAGGAGCCGTCCTGGGTGGTCATGGTCTGGCTGAGCACTACCTTGGCGATGCATTCGTCCATGTAGCGGCAGAGCTGCTCATAATCGGCCACGCCACTCTTAGCGACCTGCAGCAGCTCGATGACCATGCGCTCGGGGATCGCGATGCCGGTATCGGTCTGGATGGCCTGCAGCGCGGCGAGCAGGTTGTTGACCTGGTCCTGCGGGGTGCCGGCAGGATATTTGCCGATCGCGGTCGGCGCGCCGAACTTGTCGAGGAAGTTGTTCCAGAAGCGCAGGCCATTGCGCTTAAACAGCGTCGGCCAGTAGAGCCACTCGGCCAGGCCGCGCCCGTAGATCTCGTCGTCGTCGCTGGCGCCTGCGGTCGCCACCCAGAATTTGCGATCGGGCAGCAGCTCGCCGTTCCAGTTGACGCGGGTGATGAGCCGCAGATTGCCGGCGTCGTCATAGCGGAAGCGCCGGGCATGACGGACGCGCAGATCCGCGAACTGGAATAGGCCGTCTCGGACCTCCCACAGGCATTCGGCCACCGAATAGCCGTAGAAGGTGGCAAACAGCATCTTGCGGGTGACGCGGTCCCAGCCCAGGCGGACGAGGTTGTCGTTGAGCTTCTCTGCCGCCTCGACCGAGCGAGGGTCGTTCTCATCGCCGGGCAGAACGTTCCAGTTGCGCGAGACCACAGCGCCGATGCGCTGCTGAAGCGTCGACATGACCTGGTCGTCTTCCAGGATGACATCGTAGACGCCCCAGTCGATCGCCATGCTGATGCGCGGGTCGCGCGGCTGCTGCAGGCCAGTGACAAACGGCCTGGTGATGTCACGCCCATCCGAAGTCGTGGCTATCGGGCGCATCAGGGCCTGCATCGTGCCCGTCGGCTCGGCGATGCGTCGGGCGATCACGCGGGTGCTGCTGCTGGAAAAGGGTCGAGGCCTGCGGGCCATGGTGTTACCTCACAAATCCGGAACGGGCACCGGCAGAGCCGAACCCGCGCGTCGAGACAGGCCCTGAGGCCAGATGGGTGCTGCGCTGGCCCGCCGAGTAGAATTCCATCGGGCCGATATCCTCGTCCGAAGCGGCCACGAAATGCATGAGCGCGATCGCGTCGTCGCCGTGCCGTTTGCCGCTGTCGCCATCGGCCTTGCTGACCTTGCCGCGATCCGGGATCATCGGGATGCCGCGCACGAGCTTGATCATGCGCAGATCGTCCATGACGCCCTCATCCCAGGGGATGAGAAGCATCTGATCCTCGATCGCCGATCGCAGCTTCGGCATAAAGGCGAGATAGGTCTTTTCGGACGTCTGGACGGCCTCGACGCGGTCAAAGCCCCAGCGCTGCTGCATGGCCTCGGCCAGGGCCGAACCATTGCCGCGCGCGTCCATCTTGCCGCAGGCGAACATGGGCACACGCGAGATGATCCAGTTGAGGATCAGCTCCTGGTCCTTGAACGGCACATTGCGCATCTCGAGCAGGAACCGCGCGACGCGGCGCATCCTGTCATCGCGCTGGCCGAACACTACCGGGGAGACGTCACCGTTGCGGGCAAAGTCCTGGCCGAAATAGGTCGGCCTGGTCGGATCGAAGTCGTCCAGATAGGGCGCGACCTCGGTCTCCAGGAACTCCAGGACCCAGCTGGTTCGATATTCCTCGCTGTGACGCTCGAACCCATCCGGGCAGGCCAGGCGAATGACCGGCAGCTCGTGCGACATAGCCTGCTCAATGGTCGCGCGCGCCAGGTAGATGCCGGATCCGCGCGAGGGAACGACGTCCAGCTCCTGTTCCGCAGCTGCGCCATAGCGCTTGCGGAGCGATGCTTCCCACGCCGCCTCGGCCTCGGGTGACCATTTCTGGCCGGTGCGCAGGCAGATGCGCTGGTAGAGGCCCTGGCGCAGCGCGTCTTTCAGCGTCACCCGTTGGACCACGCCTTCGCGCTTGCCGCTGCGAATATCCTCGATCAGCTCGTTATAGGCGTTGTCCGCGCCGTTATGGGTGGAGATGACCACCACCTTGCCGCCCCACATGGTGAGCGCCATGGCCGCGTCGAGCAGATCGTTGAACTGGTCATGAAACGCGGCTTCATCGATCAGGACCTTACCCTGCATACCGCGTAGCGATCGCGGTTTGGACGACAGCGCGACGATCTTGTGGCCGGACGGCAGATCGATGCGGAAGGCGTTGATGCCCTCATCCGATCCGTCGTTATGCAGGAATTCCTTCGGCTCTGTGGCCAGCTGGTCGAACGCCTGCAGGAAGTCCCCGCAATAGCCGATGAACTCGCGCGTCATGTCCTTGTTGTAGGCGATGTAAAAGAAATCCTGCCCGCCCTGGGCTGGCGCAGCGGTCAGCACGGCGTCAGCCCCGAAAGCATAGGTAAGGCCCGTGCGGCGCGACTTTTCGCTGACGAACAGCTGATGCTGGTCGCTGAGCTGGATCGCCTCGATCTGATATGGCATCAGCAGCGACGGGAGATCGTCGATTGGTGCAAGGGAACCGACCTTCGCGCTCATGGCCTGCGGCCCTTCCAGCGCTGGCGAGTGTTGCGCGCGCGGGGCGACGTCATCGGCTGCACCCAGGCAATCTCGCCCCTGGCGACGGACGCCAGCCATTCGCGAACGTCTGCCTGCCCGGACATGCCATCGAGCGCGACCAGGTCAAAGTGTAGCGGGATATGCGCGACGCGGCGGGGCCGGTAATGGTCCGACACCCGGATGATCCAGCAGCGCTCCTGGCTGTCGGCCAGGTGCACGTACTTGGTGCGAGAGCCCTTTGATGCGGCTGCTGCCCTAGTCGCCCGCGAGCACTTGATGGCCAGCACCCGGAAACCGAAAACCTTGGCATCCTGTGCGATCGCGAACGCCAGCGACGCAATGTCGCCGGGGCCGTTCGTGCTCAGGCCAGCAACGATGCGGCGCGGCTCGGTCATGCGTCATCGCCCCACGGAACCATGGGCACCGTCTGGCCCGCGAGGTGATGAGTGCTGTCACCACAGAACTGCCATTGCCCATCGCGGATAAAGCTGTGGCAGACATCGGGCGGGTCACCGTCTTCCCTGACAAAATGCGGGTCGACGGCGCGGCCAGTCCGAATGAGCAGGCTCGGCGAGAAAGTCGGAGCACCAGGGTTGCCGTTGAAGGACCATGCGGCACCATTCGCCAGCGGTTTGCTGACCGCGATGTAGTGCACCTCGTCGCAGCCAGGGCAGCGAGCCATATACCCGCCTTCCAGCTGGTTGAGATAAGGGCCGAACAGAACGGTCATCCCAGCCCCAGCGCCGCCTTGTAGGTGTCCAGGATCGCGGCCATTTCCTGCCGGTCGTGCGGCTCCATCCTGCGGAGCTGCACGATCTGGCGCATGATCTTGGCGTCATAGCCCTGGGATTTGGCCTCGTTGTAGGTGTCGCGGATATCGTCGGCGACGCCCTTGCGCTCTTCTTCGAGCCGCTCGATGCGCTCGATGAACAGGCGGAGCTGGTCGTCGGCTCTGATAGCTTCACTCACGGTTTTTCTCCCTTCAGGCTTTCAGGCCGAGCAGCTTGGTCTTCACGGCCAGGATGGTTTCCTCGGTTGCGCCACGGCTGCGCAGCTCGCCTTCGGCCTCCCTGGCCGCGCGTTCGTTCTGCTCGAGGCGGATGGCGCGCTCGCGCTCGGCGTCGATCTTGTCGGCGACGACCAGGTCCTTCAGCGCCTTGATGAGGCCCATGGCATCGCCCAGCTCGAGCTTCTCCTGGCCGCCCATGCGCGCGGCGATGATGGAGAGATTGTTGCGCGCGAGGTGGAGCAGCATCCGGTTGCGCTTTTCGTTCTCGTCACCAAACTGGCCGTCGACTGCCTCGGCCATGCCGCGCACGGCCTTTTCGCGTTCCACCACGCGGTGCCAGTCGCGGCGGCGCTTGGCCCAGCGGCCCATGGACGATCGCGCGATCGTGTGGCCGTGGCTTGCTGCCAGCTCGACCAATGCATCGGTGGTGAACTTGCGCTTCACAGCCTCGTCCAGCTCATCCTGGACGTCTGCCGGCAGTTCCTCGACGGAAGACCAGCGGGCCATGTCAGCGGCCTGTTCTGTGGCGGTAGATGCCGTCGACGATCAGGCGGCTGGCAGCGACATCCTCGCCGTCGGGCTGGATCTCGGCGAGCAGGTAGGGCGGAACATCCTCGATCCGCACGAAGCCTTCCTTCGCCAGCCAGCGCAGCTCCTCGGCAACGTCCCGGCGCGCGACGCGGTGCCCGACCTCGGCCAGCAGCGTCGCGAGGTGATGATCGTTATGCTCGCCACCGATCTCAGCGAGGAGGTCGATGATCGCGCGGCGGACGAGCGGGCGGATGGCGGGCGCGATCATGACTTGCCAAGCCCTTGCTGGACCAGCGTGTGCAGATAGTCGTTTTGCGTCTCGAGCTGGTGTTGCATCGCCCTGACAGATGATTCCACCGAGCCGAGGCGGTCGCGAACGTCAGATATCGAGTTCGCCAGACCAGCGCGCGTCGGTTCCCGCTCAAGGTCGCGCATCACGTTATCGATGCGGTTCTCATTGGTGGTGATCCGGGTGACCAGACCTGACACTTGGTCGGTCAGATCGCGCAGCTCTGTTTCATGTTCCTTCAGGTCTGCGCGCGACGGGAACTTGGTCTGTAGCCAGGCAAAGCCGCCGAGCAGGATCAGCGGCGTCATGGTAGCAGCGATCGGCCACAATGTCTGGATGATCTGCCACCAGCTCACAGCACAACGCTCCAGCATTCGAATCTGGAGCTGGTCGGGATGGCGGAATGCATTGGGTGGGCCTCATCGAAAAGCGATGAAGCATTGCTAAGCGGGATAGCTCGCGTGGATCAGGGTGAGCGAGCTTACCGGGGCGTTCCGTCCCAAGGTTCGAACATCTCGATCTGGCGTGGGTCGCGCAACGAAGGGCGGCGCAGTGGTTCGGCGTCTGCAGCCTCCCGGCTCCGGTTCACGAGCTGGGAAACATAGGTCCTGGCAGTGCCCAGGATCCGCGCCGCTTCGGCGACTGTCATATCGCCATTTCGCACGGATGCAATGATGGGCGCTCGGCGCGCCTCGGTGAGCGCCGCCCTGGCGACAGGCACATCGATCTCCTGACGACCATAGACATGGCTCATGATCCGCGTCAGCCGGGCGTTCAGAACCTCGCGCAGGCAGTTGCGCTCAGGGTCGACTGCGACATAGATTTTCTGGCCCCCGAAGCGCTCGACCACCCGCAGAGCATCATAAGCTCCGATATGATCGGCCATTTCCACCAGCTGGTCGGGCCAGCGCCGGGTGACCGCAACATCGTGCGGGATCGGCAGGTCCTCCAGCTTCATTCCAGGGAAATAGGCGACCGACACGGGATCAGCCCTCCGCCTGCGGCGTCTGGGCGGCGCGCGCCTTTTTGGCGCGCCAGCGCTGGCCGAGGAATCGGATCGCCTCGTCCATCTCCCGCTCCGACCAATGGTGCATATTGGCATGCGAACCGATCTCGCGCCGGGCCAGCTCGATCGGGAACACCATCACCCTGTCGGCGCAGAGCCGGTCGAGGCATTTCAACACCGCAACCCTGTCCGCATGGGCATGGGTGAAGCCCGGTATGGAGGCTTCCAGCGACCGGACATCGGCATCGTGCGGCCAGACCACCCCGGCGCGCGTTGCAATGGCCTTGAGCGCCTCGATCACCGATGATGCATAACGGAAATCGACAAAGCGCAACGCCGACAGGCCCGTCTGGCGCTTGACGAAGGCATTGAGGGCCGGATCGCCTGGTTCGTCGATCTCCCCCAACCAGTAAAGGCTCCACCACAGCGCCTTGATCTTGCCCAGATGCGGGCGATCGGCGCGGCCCGGCTTCCAGCCACCGTTGAGTCCATCGAGCAGCTTACCCAGCTGGCCATCGGTCAGCCTGGAGAGCGAGCGCTGGCCGCTCACCTGCTCGATGCGATCGCGGCGCGCATCTTCGTCCAGGCCGAGCCGGTTGCATGCCGCCATGATCGCGCGGATCTTGCGGGTCCGCGGATCATTGCCGGCTGTGCGGCGCGAAGGCTGAGCCTGACGGGTCATCGGCTATTGTCCGGCAGGACGATGCCACAGACCTCGCCACGCCGTTGCATCTCGGCTTTCAGGGCCTCGGTCGAGCAGCCGCGCAGATCGACCTGATCGACATGATCGATCGGCACATAGCGGCCATGGTGGTCATCGAGCTTGCGCAGATAGCCGTCGCGAACGAGGGCTGACAATCGACTGTAGATGCCGCCCGTGGATTTGAGGCCCTCGATCCGCATCAGCTCGCGGATGGTCGGCCCACGGCGATAGGTGGCAATAAACGCCCTGATATTATCGAGCGTGCGGAGTTGGTTCTCTGTCATTGACGGATATCCATCTTTCGAGATTGCGGTGCCAGCACGCCCGCGCCGCGCAGCTCGAGGTTGTCCTGGTGCAGAATCTGGTTCGTTGTGCGGCTGGCCTGAAAGCTGCGGATCAGTGCCCGAATGATTTCAGCTGAGCGTTTGTCGCCACCACGGTCCAGACGGGCGGCAAGAGCCTGCGCTTCGCGAAGGCTCGCGCTGTGGCGTGGCATCAGTTCACGCTCCCCGTCGCGGGAGTGAGCGCGGCATTCTGCCAGCGCACCGCCTCAGCCAGCATGTCGCAGAACTGGTCCAGGCCGTCGGGATCCAGCGCCATCGTGGTCTGGCGACCGTCTTCGACAAGCGACAGGATGATCAAAGGGGTGCCGTTGATGAACTTTGTCGCAATGCCGGCAGCGCCGCGAACAACGTTGCCTTCGGCGTCGTGGATAGGCTGGGCCGGGCCGGAACAGACAGAAGCGGCCATGAAATGGATGGCAACGCTTACCGGAACAGGCTTGGGAGGTGTGCTGGTCATGCTGCGCCTCCCGCACCATCATTGGCCGGAGCCGAGCTGACCAATGCCAGACCGACTGGTGCGACCGGATCATCTATGGCCTGCTGCAGCAGGGCCATCAGTTGACGGGCATGGAAGACCTCCAGGCAGATTTCTGCCTGCTTCTTGAAATCGACCGCGACCAGATAGATCAGGCGCTGTCCCTGCACCAAGCCAGCACCCACAGCGATCGATTCCTCAATCCCGGTGCCATCCTCCAGGTCCTGAAAGCCGGGTTCGGTGATGTTCACCCGTGCCTCAACCCACGTGACCTCAATCGTGGGGCCGGTCATGCTGCGCCTCCCTCGACATCGACCAGCTCGGGATCCGCCTCGCGCTTTCCGGCGCGATCGATGAAGAACTGGTCGGCCTGGGAAACGGCAGCGCCCAGCGTGGCCAGGCGCTCGGCCATCGGATCATCCTCGCCCTTGCGCAGCGTCTTGATGATCGCCTGTTTGTCGAGCTCGAGCTTAGTGCGGATGTAGGGATTCGCGTTCTCTTCGAGCGCGGCACGGATCTTCTCGATGAAGTCCTCCTGGTTCACGCCCTTGGGGAGCTTGAGCGAAGGCGTATTGGTCCGCTCGCCGATGATGGCACCCGCCAGCTCGATCGACTTGCGCTTGCCTTCGGTCAGCTGATCCTTGGCGACGGCCCACCAGGCGCGCAGCTGTTTGAACAGTTCCTTCTGCGCCTGCTCAAGCGGGGCGACCATCGCATCGCGCGCGCCTTCGATCTGCTGGATCGAGGCATCGGCATCTGCCTTCAGCTGGTCGACGGTGGCCTGCATCGCCATGTATTTGTCGATCGTCGCGGTCGCCTCCTGGATGGTCTGGGGCGCAATCTGTGTGGGGGCCTTGCGGCGGGCAGCAGCCATGGTCAGTTCCTTTCGGCTTCGGGATCGGTGGGGGTCGGGATGTCGGGCGAAACGAGCGGGATCGCGGTGCCGCACAGGGCGCATTCGGCCATGACGCGACCGACCTCCCACTGGCGACCGCCGCATCCGGGGCAGACGTTGTCGCCGGTGCTGCGGTAGAGCACGAGATAGCCGCGCTCGCCCTGGACGGCGCGATAGTCGGTGCAGACTGTCATGACCGTGCACCCGCTGCGCGTAGCAGCTTTCGACCAGCGGCCTTGATCTTGATCCCGAAATACGGCTGCTGCTTCCAACCGGCAGGCGGAGCCTTGGCTCGGACGATACGAGCGAGGCCTGCTCGCTCCAGCTCCCGCCCGGCATTGGCCTGAGAGAAGCAGTAGATGTCAAAACCCGTGGTCTCGCTCAGAGCGGAGAGCAGCTCGTGCGCAACGGGTGAAAGTGCAATCTGGTGGTCCATGTTCATGCTCCTGGTGAGGCGGTTGCAACAATGAGGGCGGTGCCCAGGACGATCGCGGCAGCGGTGGGCAGCACCACGGTCAGCACGAAGCTGAGTGGGGTGAAGCCCTGCTGGCCGATCTTGGCGATCAGGCGGCGCATGGCGCGGTCTCTTCGGCCTGATCCAACGCGGTGTCGGTGTTGTTCGGGCAGGCCGGGCAGGCCTGGTAGTAAAGGTTCTCCACCGCATTGCGCGGGAAGCCCTTCTTGCGTCGCAGGTTCATGCAGGAAGCCAGCGGAATCGTGTCATTCCACACAGGGCAGAGAACGTCCTCATTGCCCCAGGCCGCGCGGACCAGGCGTTCGATCTCGGGATAGCTGCCCGCATAGTTGCGATTGAGGACCCGCGAGATCACCCCCGCGTTGCGATTGATCTTCTCTCCGGCCTTGCGCTGATTGGTTGCATCGGCAGCGCTCGCCAGAAGGCGGACCCATGCCGGCATATCCGCGCCCCAAGCTGCGGTGGCGCGCTGGATATTGGTGACGGTAACCTTACCAGACATGGTTAATCCTTCCGGTCAAAAAAAGGGGAGGCAGAGGCGCAGGCAGCAGGGCGGGTGCCGCCCGGCGGGCGACCGCGAGGGCCAAGGGCAAGGTGCAGCTGCGCGCTGTTGTTGTGGTCGATAATGCGGGTGTAGGGCCTGCCGTCGATCACCACCCGGCTCACCGATGGATGGTGAGGGCCGGTGTCGAGAACGATCCGGTATTTGCGGTGTGGCGCGCCCGGCGGATCGATCCGTTCCAGATAGCCTGCCCGAACCAGCTCACCTAGATATTTGAGTGCGCTGTAGGTGTTGGTCTCTGCGGCGAGGACCAGCATGGGCAGCTCGAACACCTTGAGCACCCGCACGGCCGTCCAGATGCGCTGGCGCATGTTGGCGGGGGTGAACCGCTGGCCCAGCGGCTTGATGGGCACATCCTCAGGCGCGATTTCATAGCGCCGGGCGAAGCCGTTCATGCTGATTTCGCACTGGCGGCCAACATGGACCAGTAGGCCAGACGACCGCCATTTGCGCAGCCAGCGCGTCACGACGACAGGATCAAAGCCGGAGCGGCGCACGATATCGCCAATGCTCATGGGATCGGCAGCGACGCGCAGCAGCGACCAGAGCACATCGCGCGCGGTGTGTTCGCACGTGCTGTCCAGGGGCTGGACAGGCGCAGGCAGAATGGTGGCGGGGAAGTTCATGCGCGGCCTCCCTGGATGCGGCGGATCTGCAGATCGCCGGTCATGATCGGACGGTTGCCCCACCAGGCGCGGTCGGGATTGGCCTGGCGCTCATCACGAGCGATTGTGTCAGCCTCGATCAGGTTGGTGACGATGCGCCGGGTGCAGCCCCGACAGGCCTGTTTGAACAGCAGCGCCAGATCGTCGGCGATTTTGGCCCTGAGGCAGTAATGATCGCGCAGGGCCAGCGTATCTTCGTCGCTGGCGGGCTGGGCGGCGGTGGCCACGCGGATGCGGTTGTCGAACCGCTCCCATTCCTTCAGCTTGGCAGGAAGATCCTCTTCGCCGATCATCATGATGGCGATCGATGTTGCGTCGTGGATGTCGCGGATGATCTCGACCGCCTGGCGCTTTACCAGGAAGTCCATCTCATCAATCACCAGCGGGCGGGGAAAGATGGTCAGCTGCTCGATGATCTGTTCGAGGATCTTCGGTGCGGTGCGCGCCAGCTTGTTGATGCCGAGCGACGTTGCGATGGCTTCGAGCAGGGTGCGCTGGGTCCAGACCGATTTGGCGCAGACATAGGTGGCGTTGGTGCGCGCCGCGGCAAAGGCCGCGCCGACGGACTTGCCATAGCCCGAATAGCCGTAGAGCATGCCAAGGCGCGGCGAGTCACGGCCCACGGCCATGCAGTCCATCAACGTGCGCAGCGCAAGCTGCATGTTGGTCAGTGGTGCCTGGCGACCCTCGATCGGCTCACTGCCTCCGGGCAAGATCAGGCCGCCCCCCGCTTCCAGTAAACTTTGCCCGTTGTGGTTCATGGTGTTGCTCCTGCTTGAGGGTCAGCCAGCCTTGCCGGACATCTGCCCGGCGGCGGTGTTGGTGAAATCGGTGGGCGCAGGCTGGACAGACCGGGGCGCGAAATGCGCGATCATGATCTTCTCAGCCTGGTAACTGGTGCTCTCGGTGAAGCTTCTGGCCCATGCCACTTCCTCAGCATCGACAGCCTCACCACGGGCATGCGCGGCCAGCAGGGCATCGACATGCGCGACCCGCTGGCTGATGTTCATTTCTGCCCAGCTGGTTGCTGCGGCATCTGCCTGGCCTTTGGTGCTGGCCTTGCGGGTGCGCTTTGGTTCGGCAGGCACCGCCCTGGCCTGGTCGGCGACCGCAGCATCGTTCCGGGCGTTGCGCGCGACCGGTAGCGTGCTGAGCTTGCCGGCAGCCTTGGCATCGGCCATCAGCACGTTGAGCGCCGCCTGTTCCGGCTTGAACCGACGTTGCTTGGCGAGCAGCTCGGCCCGCTGAACCTTCAGCAGCTGCGCCTGGTCAGCCCGTGCCTGGCGTGCGAACTCCTGTTCGCTGAGGCCCGAGCGCTGGACGTTGACAGCCGTGCCGATGAACGTCCTGTCCTCTGCATCGAAGATGAACAGCGCGCCCAGATCTTCCTCGTCGCGGCGAACGACGACGGACCTGCCGATATAGGCCGCGCATTCCGCAGACCAGTAGCGGCCGCCGTTCCAGGCAATGCCGCGCTTGCCGACAATGCGCGGACCGACCAGGGCAGACAGGGCCTTAGTGAGGGTCTGTTCGTCCGGTGCCCTAGCGGCCAGGCGGCGGGAGCTTTGCTCCTTCGCCATGGGCGACATTTTCAAGGTGCTGTGATTGCGTTGGTAATATGGGCCGGATGCCCAGTTATCGAGTGCCTCTTGCAGCTGGTCCGCCGACATTTGCGCGACGATGACGGGCTTGCCAGTTGCCTTGCGCGCGCGGGCGCGCAGCACCTGCGCCTCGGCAACATTATGGCCGATATAGCCCGGCATGATTTCTGCGCGCTGACGGGTGAACGTGCCAAAGACACGTTCAACGAACGGCTTGAGGTCCGGACGGGCTGGAGGCAGATCGTGAAGATCGATCCCCAAGATCTCCAGCGCACTCTTTATCGACTTGTTGATGAAGCCGCTGCCCTGATCGGTGAAGATGATCGTGGGCATGACGCCCCAGGCGCGGATGGTGTCGATGAGGAAACGGCGGACGCTCTGCGCGCTTTCAGACTTGCAGACCATGAATCTGGCGCGACGCGAATATCGATCGACAATGCCCAAAACAGCCTTGCGCCCTTCGGTCGTCATCACATCGGCGGGAGTCGTATCGATCTCCCACATATGATGCGCATAGAGCGCAGAGCCAGACATCGTGCCTACCGATGCCCTGAACTTGTTCTTGAACGCATCGGGATCGCGCAGCGACGCGAGCAGCGGCTTGTTGGCCTTCTCATAGGCTGCGATGAATCGGCGCAGCGACCGCGCCGATGGCAGCTCCACGAACTCGGTGGCCAGCATTTCCATGATGACCGAGGCCGACCATTTGTGGACAGCCAGGCACGCCTGCACCGCATCGGCCACTTCCGGATGCGCGGCCCACCAGCTGGGGCGACCCTTGCCATCGTGCGTGTTGCTGGCTGTTGGCCGGGCCTTGCGCTGGCCCGCCCAGCGGGCCTTCAGATCAGCCTGGGCGCTAGCAGGCAGAGACGAGATGGCGAAATGGCGGCCGCCTTGCTGACGTGCTTTCTGCTGATACTCCCACTGATATCTGTCCGCCCATGCCAGCACCCGGCGCGCCGATGTCGGCATGCCTTCGAGCTTCAGGTCAGCGATCTGCTGGGCAGTGAGGTGTGTCTGGCGCTTCATGCGTCGCCCCACATTTCATCGGCGAAGGTCTGCAATGCGGCTGCAAGCGCCCTGCAGGCGCGATCGCCGAGCGACCGACCCGGCCCATCGTGCGTGTTGCTGGCCGATGGCGCGGCCTTGCGCTGGCCCGCCCAGCGGGCCTTCAGATCAGCCTGGGCGCTGGCAGGCAGAGACGAGATGGCGAAATGGCGACCGCCCTGGTTGTCGGGCTTTGCGATAAACTCCCAACCACGATCTTCCGCCCAGCTGCGCACCCGGCGCGCCGATGTCGGCATGCCTTCGAGCTTGAGGTCAGCGATCTGCTGGGCAGTGAGGTGTGTCTGGCGCTTCATCAGTCGCCCCGGACCTCGGCCAAAAAGGCGGCGCGCGCAGCGAGCAGGCCGGCGCGCAAACGCGCGGGCAGCGATGGCCAGGTGGGCGACGGCGCGGCTGGCGACGGCACCGGCAGATATTGCAGCTCCCTGGGCCAGCGGGCGCAGCGACCCGGCCACAGGTGGATGGGGTCAAAGCCCAGAGCAGCAGCATAGGTGAGCGCATCCTGACGATCGAGCACCAGACTCCAGCACAATGCCCCGACGCAACGGCCATCATAGCCCTTGGCCTCAGCCGTGGCGGACAGGCGATCGCGCAGCCAGAGCGGGTCATAGTCCAGAATGTCGTCATCGCTGACGCCCAGGAAATGCGCGAAATCGCGCCAGATCAGCCGCCAGTGGATGTTGCCGGTGCGGTCATCACGATGCCGGGGCAGGATGACAAAGCCGTCATCGGCGGGCGTGCGGCGCGTGCCATCTTGGGATAGAACAAATGTGGTGCGATCGGTGGACGCATTGTGGTAACGGTAAGTCACGCTGCGCCTCCGACATTCTGGAAGCACGCACCACGACGGTAGTTCAGTCTTGGTTGTGGGCGCTTGCGCGAGCCGTCAGCATTGTAACGGGAGGGCCATATGGAGTGAGCAGGGATCTTGAGAAATTCGGAGATAGCCTGCTCCGCACGAGCATCAGGGCGAAACAATGCATGCGCGATCGATTGTGGTTTCAGGCCACTCCGTCGAGCTATCGCAGACAAGTTTGACCCTCTCTTCCGGATCAAAGCCTTTAAGTCTTCCGCGTGCCAATTCAAGATACCATTCCTTATGTGCAATTACACCTTGCATGGTATCTCGTAGGACGTCAAGCCTAATTGGAGATAATTTGTGGTAAATTTGAGCGCCTGGGATGATGCGGCGCGACGACGGCTCGTTGCTCATGCTCGCAAATTCGGTCGTCAGGAGGACCTGGCTGCGGCGGCGGGTTTGCCAAAACCGACCCTGCAAAAGCTGCTTAGCGGAAGTGCCGAGCCTAAGATTTCGACGCTGTTGGCTGTAACTAATGCGCTGGGTATCAGCCTGGATACGATTCTGAACGGGGCTAATGAGCTGACGACCATGCAGGATTACGAGGTGTTCGTTGCAGCTCCCGTTGCTATTCCAATGCATGATGTTGCCTTCTCAGCCGGACCGGGTGCAGAAGCTTTGCTTGCTGGCGACGGAGATGCTTCAGCGGTTTTTCCTGAGGCTTGGCTGCGCGAGCAGTTCGGGAAGGTTGATGACTTGCGGCTTGTCAGGGCCTCCGGCGACTCTATGGAGCCGACGATTACAGACGGTCAGTGGGTCATGATAGACGTGGCACGGAAGACTGGGGACGGGATTTACGCCGTTCGTGTTGCCAACGACCTGTTCATCAAGCGCCTGCAATTCCAGACCACCCGCGTCTTTGCGATCAGCGACAATCCGGCATATGAGCTGTTCATCATCAATTTGGAGGACAAGGCGGATCGCGACGCATTCCAGGTAATCGGTCGTGTGGTTTGGACAGGAAAGATGTTGTGACCGATGGCGAAGCGGACATGGGTTCGGGATCGCCAGAAGAGGCCAGTTTCGCCCAACGGAACAGGCTGGTCCTTCTGACGGGTCTCGCGCTCGCCCTGGCCCTATGGTTGCTTTACGAGGCCGGAGAGAAAGGGCTGCTGGGCGAGCCTACCGCCGAAAGGTCATCTGTCGAGCGGATCGCATGGCAGTTGCTGCCTGACGGAAGCCAGTTCGCCATCTCGGCGTCGCCGGTCGTTTCGTCCAGCTCAAGCATGACGGAACACAGGAGCGCCATGCGCTGTTGGCCGCAAGACAATCAGTTTTCGTGTGTTTCGATCACCAAATCGTCTGGTGCTCTCAGTGCGTTGAATGTGTCGAGCTATTCAACAGACGATCTGCCAGGCTATCTGCTGCCGATCTTTGATCAGGACGGCTACACCTGCAGCACCGTGCTCGGTTCCCCGCAGGAGAGCATCGGGAACGGCAGCGCGACTCTCACCTCGAACCAGCTGCGCAGCCTGGATGATCGCTGGTCGCGCAAGTTCGTGACCCGGTTCATGGCTGAGAATAGGGTCAAGGGGCAGTGGTTCGATTGCCTGACGGTGTTGCGCGAGGTATCATCGGGCAGCCTGGAAACGCTTGGCACGACGCTGATCACCAAGAGCGTGCTGCCATGACGGCAATTGCCACCATTTCCAAAAAGCCGCTATAAGCCCCGTAGAGCGCCTTTCCCGCCCCAACCCAGGCAAGGGTAGCCGAGACCTCGTCACCATAGCTGTACAGAATGCACAGCGCACTCTGGGCGCATCGCAGAGTGCTAGTGGCGTTTCGTTTTGCGAGCTCGGCGTGTCTCGAACCAGAAAAATGCCACAATCGGCACTAGGCCGGCGATTACCATTGCGGCAATAACCAGTTCTGGTCGCAGCTCTGCCCGCGCAATCGCGATAAGGCAGATCTGGCAAATGGGCACCAGCTGAATCGCTATGCGATCTGCCCTTGAAAGTCGCCGATGTGCAGGCGGCGGCTTTTCCAGAATTCGTGCGGTAGCTCGAATTAGATCGGGTTCAGCCCCCTTGCGCCCAGCTTCTTCCGACAACGGTCATCCCTCCGCGAGCTGTGCATCAAAGCAACGAAACCTCGGCTCGGCGATGGCATAGCCCTTGCCATCAGTGAGGACATATTCCCACAGTCCGACTTTCAGGCGTGTGCCCACAGGGGCGTTAATCACTCCATCGTAGGCCATCGCGGCGAAGTCTGCTGCGTGTGCCTCAAGCCTGACAGCAATATCGGCGCCACGGCATCGAAGCTTCATGAACCAGGGCTTGTGCATTTCGGGTGGCTTTCCGATCGGCTCCATCAGGATCGCGAAGGCTTTCACCTCAGAGCACAACACTTCCCCGCCGGTGGTTTCGGTCTGTGCTGCGGCCTCCGGGATTCGCGTCATGGCAAGCACCTCGCATCAAGCAGTAGACGGGTCGCCCCGATTGCGTAGCCCAGGGCGCCAATGGCAAGGCCGGCAAATGACAGCTGGATTGCGAGCATTCTGAGTTTGCGTGCTTGGCTGCGCCGGATCCTGCCCACTAGCTCAGTCATCGATGCAGCCCTATGCTCGATCTCGTCATTTGAAAGGCTGCTGGTTTCAATGAGTGCGAGCATGCGTGTGCGCAATCGGACGCCCTCCTCATAGCTGGCCTGAATCAAGTCCATCAGGTCCTGCTTTGCGGCTGAACTTGGATCGCCAGCCGCTCCGGCCTCCTTGCCGGCGTTACGATGGTCGTCCATCGCTCAGCCTTCCACAGCCAGCATGCCAGCGGTCGCGAGGAATGCGCAGAAGCTCGCACCGCTCTGCATCTTCAGCACTTCGACATTGTCCCTGGTGAAGGCGTCGAACTCCAACGCGAACTTGCCGGTGGCGCTGAGTTCGTTGATGGTCAGGGTGTAGCTGCCGGCCTTTTTCGCCTTCCTGGCGATGAAATTGCCCTTGGTATCCAGCATGAGCGCGACCTTGCCGGCATCATTGTCGCGGCCGAGCTGCACCTGCATTTCGTGAAGGTCGCGGTGCATTGCCAGCTTCTTCGCCAGGCCAGCGCCAATCTGGATGTTGATGTAGCGGACCTTACCGCCGTTCTTTCGGATGACGTGGCGGGCCTGCACCTTCACGCCGTCATAAGGAAGGCTGACGGTCGTCTTGACCGGGCCGACGTAAGCTATCGTGTCAAAAGCCATTTTCGTCTCCTGTGGAAGTCCGACCAGGAGAGATGGCCCCATGCATCGCGCTTGCCTTTTCGCCTGATCCGGGCCAGACGATAGCTGCCTGACCGGTCTGGAACCGGGTGAGCCAGCTTACCCCGATGGGCGCTGCGGACCAGGCCTAAGCCATGGTCCATGGATCAGGCAATTTCCTTCAGCAGCGGCGCGGGCACCATCCGCATCTTCAAGCCGGGTAGCTTCACGTCGGTCGACGGGAGCCGCCACAGCTTTTCGCGTGACGACCTGGTGCAGGCCGCTGCCGCCTATGACGCGGAAGGCGACCCCGCGCCACTGGTCATCGGCCACCCGCTCACCGATCATCCCGCCTATGGCTGGGCAACCGGCCTGCGCCTTGAAGGCGATCAGCTGATCGCAGAGGTCGACAAGGTCGCGCCCGAATTTGCCGAGGCGGTCAACGCCGGTCGGTACCGCAAGGTCAGCGCCTCGTTCTACCCGCCGACGCACCACGGCAATCCCAAGCCCGGCAAATGGTACCTGAAGCATATCGGCTTTCTCGGTGCCGCCGCCCCCGCCGTCAAAGGCCTGGGCACCGTCTCGCTCGCCGAGGGCGACGCCGACGGCCTGGTCAGCTTCGCGCTGCACGAATCCCCCGACAACGATCCCAGCCAGGAGACTTCCAACGTGACCACCAAGACCGACGACAAG